TTAAAACTGTTGAAGATGTATTAGCAAAGTTAAAATTAGAATTAAAAAAGGTAGAAAATGCAGTTGATATTACATTTGGTCAAGGCAATAAAGATAAAGTAAAAGCATTCGCAAATGCAATTGATGGATTAACCGAAGTCGGAGCAGGGCAAGGAATAATAAAAGGTATTCAAAATGATTTATTAAATACTAAAAATGTTGAGGCAAGCGCCAGGATTTTAGGAGTTAAGACCGCTACTGCATTTGATGGCGGTTTTGCTGCTGCGGCAACTGCGATTAAGGGTGTAACATTTAAATCTAAATTTGATTTAATTAATAAGGAATTGGTTGCTTTTAACAAATCTGCAGGCGATATTATAAAAAATAGTTTAGTAAATACTTTTGCAGGTATTGGCAATGCATTAGGTACTGCAATAGCAAATGGTACAAGCATTAGCAAAGCATTAGGCCAAACATTGCTTTCATCTGTAGCAACTGTTTTAGGAGAATTAGGTAAATTATTAATTGCTACTGGAATAGGAATGATTAGCTTAAAAACTGCATTTAAAAATCCTTATTTAACAATAGCTGCTGGTGTTGCTTTAGTAGCTTTAAGCGGCTTTGCTGCTGCAAAGGCAAGTAAAATTACAAGCGGGGCGGGGGGAAGCGGAGGCGGCTCGGGAGGTTCAGTACCAACACCACAGTCAAGCGCAGCAATCAGTACAAGCGCTGCGGGATCATCTCAGGACTTTGCAGGTGGTCGGGTTGTATTTGAGATTTCAGGTACTAACTTAATTGGAGTATTAAACAGAGCAGGCGCAAAATTAACTAGATTTGGATAATGGCATATTTTGAAAAATACTTTTTTACGTTTTATGCAGATAGGGATACAAGGATAGTTGATGGCGTGCCTGATGAGTACCTATGCAATATTTTGCAATTAGATTATGCAGGGGAGCCAATTGAGATACAGGCCCAACAAAATCCTATTCAGATAACCTATCAGAATACATCTAATTTAAAATTGGATCCTATAATGGGATCTGAGTGTACGTTAAATTTAATAGCTACTGAGGATTTCCAATTAGAGCAGTTGTATACCGAGAACGAAAGGGAATTTATGGTACAGGTGTATCGTAATATGGATTTAATTTGGACTGGTTTTATCATTCCTGATGGATGCCAAGAGGCTTTTACATTTGCACCTTATCCAATTAGCTTAAATGCGGTTGATGGATTGGGATTGTTAAAAAACCTTTCCTATGTGCAAAATGATGGTAATTTCTATTTAGGCAAACAATCTTTTATTGAGATTATCAATGCTTGCTTAATACGTTTAGATGCGCCAAGTTTGGTTTTAAATACCTGTGTAAATATTTACGATGTAACAATGACACAGGGAAATGCATTTGATCCATTGGCTCAAAGTTTTGTGAATAGCGAACGATATTTAAAAGATGATCAATTTACGCCAATGAATTGTGAGGAGGTCCTTAAATCTATTTTAGAGGAGTGGACCGCAGTCATGGTGCAAAGTGAGGGCGAATGGTATATTTTTAGGCCAACAGAATTGGCATTAAGCGGAGATTTAGCGTTTAGGAAATATTTAGATGGGCAAAGGGTTTACGATCAGCCAACATTTACTGAGGATTTAGATGCTTTATTAGGAGGGGAAAGTGAGGGCATAATTGCAGCGCCTTATTTCCACATAAATACAGATCAGTTAAAGATGATTGATAAGCCTTATAAAAACGCCTCAATGTCTTATAAATACGGACAGTTAGCAAATATTTTAGACAATCCGACTTTATTTGGTGCCTTTGTTGATGGTCCAGGCGATCCATTAGGGCCGAGAGATGACGTAACTATACCAGACTGGACCAAATCAGGAACAGTTTACAATGGTTTGTATCCAGGAGGTGGGGTTGTATTTTACAAGGTTACTGGCTTTGATAATGCTAATTATTTTGAGAATGACAGGCATTTTGTAGTAGCTGAAAACATATTACTCAGGGTTGATTTTAATTATATTAGCATCCCTGTAAATACCACAACCGATATGATTTTTGGTTTGGAGTTGTTTGATGGAACGGATACCTGGTATTTACAACCTCAGCAAGATGGAATATTCCAATGGAAAAAAGATGTTATATTATTTGAATGGTTTCAAGTTAGATCCAATTTTGGCATATCAGCTGATTCCATAGTTACTGCGCCAACTCCAAAAGGAGGTACAATTACTTTTAAGATTTATCCGCCTGATAATACATCTGGAGATATTGTTTATACAAATATTACTTTAAGGGAGCAGGTAAGGGATGGCGATCCGATTGGGGAAATTCATACTGCAACTCAAACAGGAAAATTTACATTTGTTCCGCCTACTGTTGATGTATTTAATGGAGATAGTCCGAGTGAAATGTACACAGGAGCCATATATGGTGCGGATGAGATTACATTAACAAGCGAATGGAACCGCAGAGGATTAAGCGAGTCTGTTTTGGCTTTGCCTTATTCAATTAGTAAAGAATTTTTAAGAATAGCGGTTGAGGAAAAACAAAGGCTTTATGCTGGTCCTTATGTTCAGTTTGAGGGTTCTATATTTGGTTACTTTAATCCGCTAACAAGGTGGAGCATTAATCTGATAACAGGCTATTTTATGAATTTGAGTTTAACTTATGATTTACAACCTAATGTTTGCAAAGCGGTTTTAGGCAGGATTATAAATGAGGAGATTGCAATGGATTATACGTTAATTCCTGATTTTGGGGCAACTACAAAAGTTACGATCAAAGCAACATGATGTTATACATAAATGACATTCCAGTAGGGTGTTTGAGTTCTGTAAGTCGGTCTGAGCAAATTAGTTTTATTACTACTTGTAAAACAAGTGAGAAAGGCGCACAAACTCAATTAGGTAGGCTATGGCAGTACTCAATTCCAATGGAGGGCGTTATGACTACGGATAATAGTATCATGTCCTGGACAGGCTTAAAAGCGCTTGAAAGAATAAAAATAAATTGGGAAATAGTCGGAGATGAGATTGAAGCAGGAGAGGGATTTATTGAGAATTTAGAATTAATCGGCCAAGTAGCTGATTTTATTACATTTAGCGCAACAATCACAGGATATGACTAACTTAATGCTTTATATTAATGATTTGCCAGTAGGTTGCTTATTAAGTAACGGACTGAGTGAGTCTATAAGTTTTATAAAAACCTGCAAGAGTACGCAAGAGATGGGCCAAAAACAGTTAGGCCAATTGCATAGCTATTCTGTAAATTTTGAGGCGGTTTATGCAGTTGATGCATCTGTAATTAGTTGGAATGAGTTAAAAGATTTAGGCAGGTCCAGATTGTTGATGGATTGGTCAATGATTAATTTAGAAACGGATGAGGGCGATGCGGGAGAGGGTTTTTTAGAGAATTTGGAGATTACGGGAGTTAATGAGGATTTTGTTAAATTTGCGGGAACAATCACAGGTTATGGCCCAATAGTAGATGCAGGAGTTGAGTACTTTGTTTGGGCGCAATCGCCAGGCAATTTTGTTGATAATGGTGGTGATGAGTATGTATTTGTAAATTAAGATAAGATATGCCAGTAATAAATGGAGTTTATACCAAAGATTTCCCAGCATTAGGCAGGGCGCCAATTGATACGGATATTATCCCAATCGCTGAGGTTGCAAATCAGATTACCTATAAAACAACTTTAGGGGAGATATTTAACGCCAAAGTGTTTGGAACGACTGGCAGACTTTCCAAGTTTACAAGCGCAAATACGTTAGGAAATTCAATTCTAAACGAAATAGGAAATGCGATACATTTAACAAATGCAGGTACAAGCTATGCAAGTTTTGGGATAATTAATCCAGGAACTCCAGGAGAGCCAGGAATTGATAACGATTGCTTTATTGGATCAACCATAAACAACGACTTTACAATACGAGTTAATAATATAGAGGCTGCAAGATTTGATACTGCGTTAAGGTTTAAAATTAATAATATTCAAAATGCGCTTTATGATACAGATAAATTTTTAGTATCTGAGGATGGAGTTGTAAAGTACAGAACAGGCGCAGAGGTTTTAGCGGACATAGGTGGTGCGAGTGCTGGCTCATACGTGCCATATACAGGCGCTATAAGCGATGTAGATTTAGGTAATTATGCCTTAAATGCGCAATACGTAATTGCAGTTGTCGAAGCTGGTAGCAGTCAGAGTGGTGTTCAGGGCGTTGCAAATAATGGTAGCGGCGTAAGAGGTGTTGCAAATAATGGTAGCGGAATAAAGGGCGAATCAACAACTGGCATTGGTGGTAATTTTGTAAGCGGCTGCTCAAGCACAATTGGTACTTTAGAAGTTATGAATACAAGTACAGGATTTTTAGCCAATTTCTTTTCGGCTGGTTCTGTATTAAGGGCATCAATTTCAAATGAGGGCAATATTACTGCAAGTTCATTAATTAAGGCTGGTGGTACAGTATCACAATTCCTAAAGGCAGATGGCAGCGTAGATAATAACAATTATTTAACGGCAAACGATTTACCTTCAACTTTGAGCCTATACGCTACAAATGTACCAGCAGACGTTACCGATTATTTTAAGTTGGTAACTACTATTGATGACCCTGACTATAATACGATTGCGGTTGATGTGCCAACTGGAGAAATAACCACAACCGACCAATTAATAGCGTCTTTAGTATCACCTGTCAATCTTATAAACGGAAATCCTGGAGTTTTTAACGTAACCACAACGGGAAACATTACAAGATTATCGGGAAGTGGCGAAGCGGAGTTTTTCTTTAGGATTTACAAAAGAGATTCGGGAGGTGTTGAAACTTTAGTCGGCACATCGGGTAATACTATACCAGTTATAAATTCGGGATATTCAGAGTTTTTCGCAACCGCTATATGGAACGATGGAGTTTTTGATGTAACGGATTCGATAGTATTAAAATATTATGCAAATAGAATTGCAGGGGGTTCTAATCCGACCTACCAATTCCAATTCGGAGGTGACCAACCAGTAAGAACAATAGTACCGATTCCAACCGCTGTAATTCCAAACATATTTTTAGAAGAGTTGGCAGATGTTGAGGATGGGGTGGCATCAAATAACGATGGTATATTCTTTGATAGTTCTGTCAGTCTTTGGAAATACAAAAGTGTAGCGGAGGTTTTAGGATATACACCCGTTTCAAGCACAGGCACTTTAAACTACATACCAAAATTTAGCGGTGCTAATTCATTGATTAATAGCACTATTTTTGAAGATGCAACAGGCGTTGCCATTGGTGTTCCGTTTAGTGACCCAAGTTTTTTACTTTATGTAAATGGTGGATTAAAGGCAAATGGTAATAGTACAATTAATGGAGATTTAACCGCTTCTAAATTTATAGTTCCAGGCGGAACTTCAAGTCAATTCTTAAAAGCTGATGGAAGTTTAGATAGTAATTCGTATGCCTTAGCAAGTGCTTTAGGTGCTTACCTACCATTAACAGGTGGCACATTAACAGGGGTATTAACTTTAAATAGCGGAGTAGGTTCTAATCCAAATTTTGCATCAACTGTAAACGGTTTAGAAATCACATCGGATGGCTCAACTGCATCAAATAGAAATATAATATTTAAGATAGCATCTACAACTGCTCTATCTATTGATAATAGTACAAATGTCGCAATAGGCTATACTACTAATCCAAGTCTTTACAAATTAGATGTTAATG